GTCGACCGCCGCGACCGCCGACCCGCCGCCGTAAATGGGGACCTGCTGTTGCGCCACGATCGCGCCGGCCTGATTGACGATCGACGTGATCCGATAGTTTCCGTTGTCCGTCCCGGAAAAGACGAGATACGCCTTTACCGCGTAGATTCCGCGGACGACGCAGGTGATCCGATTCGTGTTCGCCGCCGTGTCATGCATGTTGTGCGTGTCGACCTGTTCCGTCCCGGCGCCGTACAGGACGCCCGTCGTTCCCTGCGGAATCGTCTGCTGCCCGGTCGTGCGCAGGATGCATGTCGGCACGAGCTGCGTTCCGCCGTACTGCACGAATCGGCGAGCGTCGGTCATCGCGCCGGCCGTCATCGATGCGATCGGCAGTTCCCACGAGGACACGGTTTGCGTCGGGACGGTCACGGCGTCCCGATAGAGCAGCTCGGCGTGATTATCGGCCGGCGTGAAGCGGACGACGAGCAGCCCGTTTGCGGTCGCCGGGACGCTCGCCGGCGCCGTCAGCTCCGCGTAATGCCCATCGAGCCATGCGCCGCCGATCGCGACGTTGATCGTCGGGCCGGCGGCGAGCGTCGGCGCGAGCGATCCGAGCCCGCCGCCGACGCCGAGCGGGTCGGCGCCGACGCCGCTCGGCGCCCATAGTCGGCCCATCTTCCGCCAGCGGGCTTCCGAGGAAACGGATCCGTCGCCGCCGGGCCCGGCGCCGTCGGTCGGCCATACCGCGAGATCAGGCATCGGTCACGTCCTTTCCAGCTGTCGGATGCGGCGGTTCGCGCGGTCGATCGCCCGCCAGCTCGCGAGCCCGACGATCGTCTGTCCGATCATCGGCTCGACGATCGCCGGCGAGTTTTGGTCGAGCGTCACGGTCGCCGCCGTAATCACGTCGGTCACGGTTTCGTCGCCGATCCGGACCGACGCGAGGTCGCCGACGTTCCAATCGCGGAGGAACAGCTGCGAGTCGGTATCGAGCGAGGTCAGGTCGACGACGATCGGCCGGGCGCCCTCCGCCAGCGTTTCGGCGCCCGTCTGATCGAGTTCCGCCGGCGTCGACGTGTCCCGCCGATCCTGAAACGACTCGATCCGGCCCCAATCCGCGATCGCGGCGCCGTCCTGATACTCCTGCACGACGCGGGCGGTTCCCTGTCCGCCGCCGGCGACGAACACGTAGTTCACGTCGGGAACCTCGCGGACGGAATCCCATCCCGCGAGCGTCCCGAGGTCGATCGAGAATACGGCGTTCCCGGTCGGCTGAAATACCTCGAATGCGAGGTCGCGGATCCGGATCCCGAGCCCGGCAGCTTTCGCCGCCGGCTGTAGGAATTCGAGCAGGTTTTGCCAGCGTCCCGACATCGTGACGGTCGGCCCGAACGGCGCCGGCGTCGGGACGGTCAGCCCGGGAACCTGCCGCAGCGGCGTCGCCGCCGGGCCGGCGTTGCGGCTGACGAATCCGGCGATCACCTGCGACGCCGGGCCCGTCGCCGTGTCATAGGCGGTCGTCGAGTAGGGCGGCGCCGCCGAGCCCGGCTGCGGATGCGCGAGCCGCCGGCGCAGATACACGAGGTCGTCGACGCCGTACACGCGGAGGATCGCGCCCTCGTCGATCGACGACGATTCCTCGAACCGCGTCACGGGCCCCGATCGGAACGTCGTCCCGCGGTCGTCGCGGAACACGATCCGCGGGCGGTTCGCCGCGACGAGGTACCCGGCTGCGGGGTCGTCGGCCGGCAGCTCGACCTCGAACGTCGACACGTCGTTATGGCGGGCGACGATCGTCGCGAGCTGGTACGTGTCGATCTCGCCGAGCCGGATCAGCCCGTCCGCCGCGACGAGCGTCAGGTTCAAGCTGCGAGCCATGCGTTCCGCCACTCGAACGTTGCGACGCTCGCCGGCGTCGTGAGGGCGAATGCCAGCTCGACCTTATTCACGCCGGGCTGTAGGGCCCATAGCGCCGAGTCGGCGGACAGCTGCGGATAGGCGTTCGTCCCGTCGATCGTGACCGACTTCCGGCCCGGCCGATGATCGACGAACAGCGTCGAGCCGGCGGCGAGCACGGTCGAGGACATCGTCCACGAGAGCCCGGTCGTCAGGTTCCGGCACACGATCGCCTGTCCGGGCCCGACGACGGTCACGGTCGGCCAGGACTGCACGTCGCCCGAGATCGTGATCGTGAACGACGCGAAAGCGTCGGATGCGCCGAGCACGAGCGGGAGGAACGGGAACCATCGCTGAACGGCGGCGCCCTGCGCGACCGTTTGCGATTGCACGGCGCCGTCGAGCCAGTACGGGTATGCGGCGCGGAACACGAGCGTCCCGAGGTTCAGGTCGCCCGAGTTTTCCTCCAGCTCGTCGAGCCCGGCATCGTAAACGCATCGCAGCATCCGGCCCGGGCTCGGGCCGGCGACGACGGTCAGCGTTCCCTCGCCCTTCGTCGGGTCGAGGACTCGAGCCCATCGCCGCAGCTCGTCGCGGTCGACGAGCGAGCCGGGCGCGACGACCGGGATCGATACCGGACGCTCGACGTGAAACGAGCCGAGCAGCCGGGAGCCGTTCCGGCTCGGGAGCGGCATCGTGGTATTCCGGACGGGCGGCATCATCCGCGCGACGGCGCCGGCCCGCATCCGGAACGTGACGAGTTCGCCGAGCGGATTCGCGTATTGCACGGTTTCGCAGCCGTCGGGAGCGTAGGGCCGGGTCATCGGCCCGTCCGGAGCAGTTCGAGCCGGCGAAAGCCATACGCGATGTCGGCGGCGTCGGCCCGCTGCGTCGTGAGGTTCAGCTGATACGTCGAGCCGGCGCCCTCGTCGCGGAGGATTTGTCGGAGCAGCGATTCCGGCGTGACGATCTCGCGGCCCGCTTCGCCGCCGAGAAACAGCGTCGGGCGGTTCAGGACGCCGCCGGCGGCCAGGTGAGGGACGGCGAGCCCGGTCGGGACGGCGTGTCCGACGAGCCCGGCGACGGCGCCGGCGCCCGGGATCTTCCGGAGCAGCCCGGCGAGCTTCCCGCCGATGCTCGAAATCTGCTGTCCGACCCAATTCACGGCGGCGGAGATCCCATTTTTGATCCCGCTCGCGATCGCCGACCCGATTTTGTTCGCCTCCGTCTGAATCGCGGAGATCGCGCCGGCGATCTTCCCGACGACCTGTCCGACGACCGTTCCGACCCAATCCTTCGCCGCGACGACGCCGTCCTTTATCCCGGCGACGATCGCGGCGCCGATCCGCTTCGCTTCGCTCGTGATCGCCGAGATCGCGCCGGCGATCTTCCCGACGACCTGTCCGACGACGGTCCCCACCCAATCCTTCGCCGCGATCACGCCGTCCTTTATCCCGGTCACGATCGCGGCGCCGACCCGCTTTGCGGTCGCGAGGATCGTCGCGATCAGGGCTGCGATCTTCCCGGGAATCTGTCCGACGACCGTCCCGACCCAATCCTTCGCCTTGACCACGCCGTCCTTTATCCCGGTCACGACGGCGGCGCCGATTTTCAGGGCTGCGGCTGCGACCGCGGCGAGGGCTGCGAGGATCTTTCCCGGGAGCTGCGCGATCGCGTCGCCGATCGACTGCACGGCGTCGGACGCCGCCTTTTTGATCGCGTTCCAGGTGTCGCCGAGGAACTTCGTGATCCGATCCCAATTCCGGTACAGGAGGACGGCGACCGCGATCAGCGCGATGATCGCCGCGATCACCGCGATCACCGGGAGCAGCACGGCGGCTTCCGCGGCGGCGGCGATCGTCGTCGCAGCGCCGAATGCGAGCATCGCGACCGTGAATACGGCGAACGCTGCGGCCATCACCTTTACGGCGCCGGGATGCTTCGTCAGCCATTCGATCATTGGGATCAGCGCATTCGTCGCCGCCGTCACGGCCGGCAGGACGGACTGCATCAGGTCGCCGGCCATGTTGTTCAGCGATTCCTTTGCGATGTCGACCTGCCCGGAAAGCGTCTTTCCGTACGCTTCCGCGGAGCCGCCGACCTCGCGGTTCAGCTCCGCGAGAATCACCTTTTGGGCGCCGGCGACATCGCCCGAGTCGACGAGGGCTTTGATTTGTTTCTGCTGCGCCTTCGTGAACGTGACGCCGACGCGGGTGAGGGCCGTGACGCCTTTGATCGGGTCGTTCAGGGCTTTTCCGACGAGCACGGCGGACGATCCCATGTCCTTCCCGAACGCTTTTGAGAGGTCGAGCGTCGCCCGCGTTGCCTGATCGAAAATATCGTTGCCCTTACCCGCTTCGTTCCGAATGTTCGTGAACGTCAGGAGCAGGTTTTCGCCGCTCGCGATCGCTTCGTCGTCGACGCCCGACTTTTTCATCAGGGCCGTTGCGAGGGTCGATACGTGATCGGCCGTGACCTTTGCGGCGCCGCCTGTCGACTTGATTACCGCGCTCGTTTGCGCCGCGACCTGCTGTCCCTGCTGTAGCTCCTGCCATCCGACGCGAGCGGCGGCGCCGAGGGCTGCGAGCCCGGCGATCCCGCCGGCGAGGGCGAGCTTCCCGGCCATCCCTTTCAGGTTGTCGCCGATCCCCTTCGTCGCCTTCTGCGCATCCTTTGCGCCTTTCGATAGCCCGGCCGTGCGGGCGACGAAATCGACGAGGACGGTCGCGTCGGCGCCGGCCATCCGCTACCGCTTCCGTCCCGCGCGACGAGCAGCCCGCTTCTGTTCGCGAACGTCCCGCTCGATAAAGCGGCACATCGCGAAATACTCGTCGTCGGTCAGCTCGTCGACCTGCCGCGGCGTCATGCGCCAGTACCGGCAGAATGCGGCGAGGTCGTCGAGGGCTGATCGGCCAAAGGGTCAGCCGCGGCGTCCTTCTCGGATGCGACGAATTCGAGGTCGACATCATCGAGGTCGGTCCAGCGAACGTCCGGCCATCCCGTGCGCCGCAGCTTGAGCCATGCGGTCAGCGTCAGCATTTCCTCCTGCATCAGCTCCGTCAGCGTCGAGCCCGTTTGCTCGCGGATGATCCGGAGCTCCCGCGGCGTGAAGCGGAGCCGAGCGTCGCCGGCGATCAGGACGACATCGGGAAGCGGGCGCGGTACCGCGCGGACGGGCGCCGGCGGTTCCGGGGTCAGATTTTCGGATTCGGCCATGGGTAGGTGTCGATGCTCCGTTGCACGGTTTCGGCGAGCTGTTTCTTCACGTTCCGTTTCTCCCGGCGGGCGGTCGGGAGCAGGTACCGGCCCCCTTTCGGCTTTCCGCCGCGGCGGCGCCGGCCGAATTCGAGCCATCGGCCATACGCGAGCCCTTCGCCCTCCGACACGCGAGCCGCCGGCCGGCCCGGGCTGTCGATCCGTTCCGCTCGGATCGACGCCCGGAACCGTCCGGTAAGGACGGGCGCCCGTAGCGCCGTGACCTGCGCCGTCAGCGTCGCGATCCGCAGCGTCGCGACGGCGAGCTGCGTTTCCGTCCGCCGTTCCCACGCCGGCAGGTCGGCGAGCAGCTCGTCGAGCCCGTGAATCTCGACCTCGACGATCGCGGCGGACGGTCGAGCCATCGGGTCAGCCCGAGGACTTCGCCGATGCGCCGGCCGCGACGGGCGGCGTGATCGTTTTCGTCGGCGGGCCCGTCAGCCCCCATTCGATCTCGACGACCGACTGATCGCCGGCGTCGCCGTTGATCGGTGCGTACGGCTTGGGGATCGCTTCCCCCTGCCACGCCGGATTCGTCGCGGACACGGCTTGCGAGCCGTACGGAATGATCGTGAACGGGACGGGATCGCCGGCGTCGACGATCGCGGACAGCACTTCCTCCGTTGCGCCGGTATCGAACGACTGCACGAACGTCGCGACGAGGGACCACTTCGTAGCGCCCGCGTAGTCCGTTTCGCCGCACATCGTCGTGACGGTCGTCGTCGCCGTGTCGGGCGACAGCTCCAGGTGTTCGCACACGCATTTGAGCGAGTCGCCCGGCGTCGGGCCGAACAGGATGTCGGCGTCCCGCAGGATCAGCGGGAGCGGCTGAGCTGCCATCGGGTCATACCTCCGGATTAGGGATCGTCGGCGCCGTCACGATCGCCCGGCAGCCGAAATAGGTGATGCCGGCGACCTCGATGTTCCCGGGCTGTCCGACCTGGAGCCGCCAGGGATACGGGTCGTCGGCGAGTCGGCGCAGGACGCCGCTGATCATCGTTTCCAGGTCGAGCGTCCCGGACTCGGGCTCCGTCCGGCCCGTGATCGCCCAAATCTCGAGCCGGCCGTTATACAGACACGGGCCCGTCGTGCGGCCGTCGTCGTGTTCGAGCCACGGGTCGGCCCATCGGAGCAGGAGCGCCGGCGGCGCAACGGCGTCGGCGCCGTACGGGATTACATCGGGATCTCCGCTCGACGCCGGCGCCAGGACGGCGGCGATCATCGAGCGGAGATCCGTCAGGGATGCGACAGGCACTACGCGACGCCCCATGCGCGACGCAGCGGCGTCAGCGCCGCGGCGTGTCGCGCGAACGTCGACCGCGGGAGCCGTAGTGCGTCCTCGCCGGCGCCGAGATACCCGAATGCGGCGTCGTTTGCTTTGAACCACTCGACGCCCCGCATCAGGTTCACGGAATGCGCGAGCGGATCCGCCGGGTCGATCGGGTCGTCGGCCGGCCGGCAAATCGCGTCGTCGATCTCCAGCGCCGCCGCGTCAAGGCATCGCTGGAGGATCGCCGAATTGTCCGCCGTGACGGTCGTCCGGAGGGCTGCGGCGAGTTCGTCGACGGTCGCGTAAGCCACGCAGGAGCCGCCTAGCCGTCGTTTCCGTCGTCGTCCGGGGAATCGGGCTTCGGAGCGGAACGGGCGCCAGCGGGCCGGCCAGGGCCCCGCTTAGGCTTCGCTGCGCCGCCCGAGCCCTCGTCGGCCGGGCCCGATCCGTCCGGGCGGACGACCTGCTGATTCGGCGCGTCGAGCCGGGTCACGTCGTCGTCGGTCACGGCGTCTTGACCACCTTCACGATGCCGGCCGGGAGGACGGCGATCGTCGCGAAGTAGCCCGCATAGGCGACCTGCACTCCGAGGACGCTCGGCTCGACGACCTGAAGCGAGCCGACGCGATCCTCGTACGCCTCAAATGCGGCGGTCGACATGATGATGATCGTGTTCGCCGGCATCCCGGCGGACACGTACAGCGGGATTCCGGCGATCGCGCCGGCCGGGCCCGTGCCGAATCCGCCGGCGGCAAATCCGGTCGACTGCGCATTCGTCGGGTTGTACGGCGGGAACATCGGCCCGAGCTGCGCGAGCATGTCCGGGCCCGTGACGGCGACGAGCCGGCCGTTCCCGTACGTCGCGTTGTAGACCTCCGCCGCGGCGGTCCAGAATGCGCCGGCGACCTCATCCGACGTGTTCCCTCCGGTCGGGAGCGTCGGGCCGGCGACCGCCGCCGCGACGATCCCCTGCGCCGCCGCGTATTCGGTCTGGACGGCGTACTGCGCCGCGAGGTCGGCGATCACGATGTCCATCACCTGCGGCACGGTCCAATCGATGTCCTGCCGCGACACGTTCACGTATCCGCCGTAGGTGATCGGCGAGACCGGGACCTTGTTGATGATCATCTTCTGCGACACGAGTTCGGTCTTTTCCGCCGACTGCGGCTGAACGTTCGTGTGCTGCGTGACGGTCGGCCGGCTCCAGGAGCCGCCCGGCAGCTGTCGCGGTCCGAGCAGGTTGACGACCGGGCGGTTCGAGTCGACGAACGACACGACGGGCCCGATGATCGACTCGGGCAGGAGCCCGGGGTTATCGGCCGTCGTCTGATGCGCCGCTGCGCGATGGAACAGTTCGAGCCGCTCGCGGGCTTCGTCCTGCCCGAGCCCGGCCCGCCACATGTCGATTGCGTAGGCGCCGGCGGATCGGTACTCGATCACGGACGGCCGGCCCGGGCCGGCCGGCGCGAGCCGCGCGATCCGCTCGCGGGATTCCGTCGCGATGCGAGCGGCGTCGGCGAGCGGGCCGATCAGCCCGTTGACCTCGTTGATCCGGTCGCGGGCTCGCGTGAGCAGCTCCATTTCCTGCGTCGTGAGATCGCGCGACGCCGATTCGGCGCCCTCGACGATCCCATCGATGAACGTCTGTCGATCCTCGATCTCGCCCGCGTAGCGGGCGATCATCTGATCCGTCTGTCGCATTGCGCGACGCTCCATTCGAGCCGTAGGGACACGGTTCGGCCGTGAGCTGCGCTATCGCCCGCGACGGATTCGGCCCGCTCCGGCGGTCGACGACGAATCCGGTAGCCCGCGCTACTCGGTCGTTAGGCTACCGAACCGATCGGCGAGCTGCAAAGCCCGCCATTCGTCGAGTAGCGGCGTCGCGGTCCGCTCGGCGGTACCGATCGGGCCCGGGTCGGCGGTACGGACGGCGAGGACGCGGGCGCCCTCATACGCCGGGTCCGGCGTCAGGGCGATATGTCCGAGCCATGCTTTCGAGATCCGGCGGAGCGTCCGCCGCTCGTGCCAGGACTCGCCGCCCGGCATCGGGAGGAATCCGGCGGATGCGTCGAGGGCCCCTTCGTCGGCGAGTTCGAGCGTTTCCTGTCCGAGCGGCGTGTTCGCGATCCGAACCTCCGCGACGAGCCCGTCGTCGCGATCGTGAAAGGTGAGGGCCCGGCCGATCGTCCGTTCGAGGTTATGGTCGCGGTTCACGCGGACGCGGTTCGCTCGCCGCTCGATGCCGGCGAATGCGCCGCGGGTGAATACCTCGCGGATCATCCGTCCCTGATCCGGCACGACGGCCGGCGATTCCCACGGGACGACGACGAGATCGATGATCCGGTCGGCGAACCGAACGGCCGTCAGCTCCGCGGAGCGAATTTCGAGGTCGGCCACGATCTCCCCCTATCCCCGCATCGCCGCGGCCGGTAGGCGGTCGTCGAGCCGTTCGGCGTCGCGGATCTCCTGCACGGTCATCGCCGGGTTTCCCTGCGGATCGAGGATCCCGGCGAGGATTTGGTACGTCTGCGCCCGCTGATACGGATCCGGCCGAATGTAGGCGTCGCGGTTTACCTCGACGATCGTCCCGCGTGGCACTAGCCATCCGGATAGGGCGGACATCACCGCTTGTGCTTTCGGGCGGAGCCCGGCCCGCCAGTGGTAATCGAACAGGGCCGTGACGTTCGAGTACGTCATCGAGTCGCCGCCCGACGGGAGCCCGACGAGGAACGGCGGGACGCCGAGCAGGACGGCGATGCGAGCGTCGTTCCAGCTCGCGAGGTCGACGAGCGCCATATCCCGCGGCGAGAGCTGCGTCGGTTTCCAGGTCACGCCGCCCGACAGGACGGCCGGCTCGCCGAGGGACGACATGCGGGCCGTGACCCATTGCGTCCGCAGCGCCGCCGCCTGATCCGGCGTGAGATCCTCGGGATGTTCCAGGATCGAGGTCGGGACGCCGCCGGCGGCGGCGAGCCCGGATGCGTAGCGTCCGAGGACGCTCGACGCGACGAGCCGGCCGGCGCCGACCTCTAGCGGGCCGTGTCCTCGTGCGTCGTCGGTCGTCGACTGATACCGAACGTGGAGCAGGTCGGCCGTGACATCGTAGGAACCGATCGAGTAGGAACGGCGCCCGCTATGCATCTCGACGTTCACGAGCCATCCCGGCACGACATGGAACCGCGCCGGGAATCCGGTCGCGTAGCGGGCGGTCGCGAGGACGAACACTTCGCCGAGCTGGTAATCCCAGAACAGCTGTTTCGCGAATTCGTCCCACGATGCGTACAGGTCGGGATCGGGGTTTTCGAGCCATCCGGCATCGAGCCCGCTCGCGGCGGCGCCGACGAGGTAGGGCGGCATCGATGCGAGGACGCCGGCGTTGAGGTCGACGCAGGTCCACGCGGTATCCGTGAGGCGGTTCAGGACGCCGCCGTTCCAATACGGCGTGTCCCATTCCGCCGGCCATCCGGCCCACGGCTGCGCCGGCGGGACCGGCGATCGCGGCGGCGCCGGCGGCGCCGAGTCGTCGACGACGACGCCGTGAGCGTCGCCCGGCGAGGTCGTCGGAATCGGGTCGGGCGGTCGGATCGCCCGGGTCAGCCATCCCATGCCGATAGTTAGGCTACCGAATGGTCGGTGTTTTTGCAGGTCGAGCGGCGCCCTGCACTGCCCAAACGAGGGCTCGGATCAGGTGAGTCGGCCCGCGAGCCGTGAGCACGAGCCCGGTCGGCGACTCTTTCACGAGGGCGAGCCCGATCGCTTCGTCGAGGTCGCGGGTCGTTTCGTCGTGCGCGAGGTCGGCGTTTACGGCGAGGTCGCGGAACAGCGGGAGCGCCGATTTCAGCTCGCGGGAGCCGGCCGGCGTCGGGCGCGGCGTGACGGTCGGCGGGACGCGATCGAGCATTGAAGCGCCGACCCTTAGCAGACGGATCGGACGGATCGCGGCGAGGGCTTGCACGTCGGCTATCGCGGCGTCCCAATCGCCGCACAGCCATCCGTCGACCTCGATCCGGCCGTCGTCGAGCCGGCCGGCGACGGCGACCGCGGCGGCGAGCCCGTAGTCGTCCTCGACCGCGACCCAAATCGGCCCGGTCGAGCTGATCCCCGGGTCCGTGAGGTCGTTCCACACGCCGTCCGGGAGCAGGGCTTCCGTATCGGTCGCGGGCTGTATCTGCCGCTGCGGCCATTGGTTCAGCCATTGCGCCCGGAACGCTTCCATCGGGTCGGGCTCGTCGGGATCCTCGATGTCGCCGCCGGCTCGGGCTTTCGCGAGCCGATCGGCGACGAGCCGTTGCCGATGCGGGGTCCAATGCGGACTTGCGGCCCGCCATGCGTCGACGTCCTCGATCCCGGCTGATCGCGGCGCCGACCATTCGAGCAGGAGATCGCCGGCGCCCGTCGACAGCTCCGCGATCGCCGCCTGTCGCCGTCCGAGCATCAGCGACGTTGCCATTCGATGCGCGGTCGAGATCAGGATCAGCTGCGGCTGTTCCCGCTCGGCGAACGTCGGCGTGAGCCCTTCCTCGACGCTCGCGACCCGGACTTTCCATCCCTCGTCGACGGCGCCGAGCGATGCCGCGTAGCCGTACACGGCGTCCTTTGCTCGCAACATCCAACGGGAGCCGTCGGCGAGCAGCTCGATTTCCTCCTGCCCGTTCACCTCGCGGACCTTGTACGTGGAGCGTCGGGCTTTCGCCCATACCCGAGCGGGACGCTGAACCTCTTTGCAGACGGCGAGATCCTTCCCGGTATGCAACACGTCCTGCGGCTCGCCGAACCGCTCGCCCTGATGCATCCGCCACATCGCCAGCTCGCGGAGGAACAGCGATTTCCCGAGCTGTCGGGCGAGCGTCAGGATCGCCGCTTCCCACACGAGCCGGCCGTCGTCGTCGACCTCCAGGATCCGGCGGGCGACGAGCCGTTGCCACCATCGCAGCTCGACGCCGGCCCGCTCGCGGGCGAACGTTTCCAGCTCGCCCGCGAGCGAGCCTACCGCCCGGGGATGCGGGGCTGACATCAGCCGCGGCCAAACCGCATTATCGGGAACGTCGAGCAGGTCGGCGAGCCACGGGACGCGCCAGCGCGGATCCTCCTGCGGGATCCCCTGCGGCTCGGCGGGCTCGGGATCGCTCGGGCGCCATTCGCCGCGGAGCACGGCGACGCCGCCGGCGGCGTTGCATTCGGCGCAGCTCGGGATCAGCCGGCAGCATCCCGTCCCGGCCCGATGCTTGTGCATCGCGAGCGGCGGATAGTGATCGAGCGTCGTCGCCAGCTCCGTTTGGCAATGCGCGCACAGGACGCCGGATCCGAGCGTCAGCCGGCGGGCCCGGCGATAGCCCGGCTCGTTATGCGGACGCTTCACCGCGCGACCGCCACGGAACACGCGACGACGAGGATCAGCGCGAGCCACGCGACCGCGCCCCATAGCAGCGTGAGAATCAGCGTCCGCAGCGGCATCCGCGGCTCGATCCCTCTTTGCAGGTCGTCATTTTGCTCGGATCGGCTTGCATGGGCCCGTCAGGGGGGAAATGGGAGGTAGGAACCGGCGCGTTCAGCGGGTACGCCCCAAAAAAAACGGGGTCGTTCGTCTGTTTTGCACGTATTCCATTACTCATCAGTTTTCTTTGCGCATTCCGTGTCGGAGGGCCGATACCTACCCCGTGCCCCCTTCCCCCTGCGCAGCGTAAGGACTGTCCGATCGAGCGGGAGGACGCCGACCATCAGGGCTCCGATCCCGAGCGCCGGCCAGGGATCCCCGTTCCCTCGGATCGCATCGAGGATCACGGCGACGCCGAGCCCGAACACGATCCCGTGTCGGATCTCCGACCATTGAACCGTCGTGTGATCAGCCGGCATCGGCCGGGCCCGGGGGAGGATTCGCGTTTCCCACGGTACGTGTCGCCCTCGGGCTTTACGCTGCGTCGGGCTCGTCGGGCCCGGGCTCGGCGAGCAGCTCGCGACCCTCGTCGTCGAGCGTATGTTCGAGGTCGACGATCCGCTCGTGCGCGATCCGCTCGGCGTCGCCGAGCATTCGGCGAGCCTCAGCGTTCGTGAATCCGTCGCCCGACGTGCGTTCCCATCGCTCGCGGTCGGTCACGGGTACCTCACCTTTGCGTATCCGCGGACATCGCTCGACCGCGACCGCGTTCGCTTCGCCGACGTGTCGCCCGTGTTCCCGCCTTCCGTCGTGATGCTCGACGACGAGTCGACGGATCGGAGCATCTCGACGTGTCCGCCGTACCCGAACATGATCACGAGGTCGCCGGGCTCGGCGGTGTCGCCGTCGGTCGTCCATCCCGTGAACGGGCCGTCGCCGGCCCGGGCCGTGTCCTCGATCCAAGCGACCGATGCAAGGTTGTAGCTGAGCCCGTCGACGCCGGCGGCTTGCATCGCGTTTGCGCACCATACGCCGCACCATGGCTCGTTTCGGAGCCACGTTCCGGACGATCCCATCGCCACGCAGCGATCCTGCGCCGCGCGGATCCCGTCCGATCGCGAGTCGCAGTTCGAGCCGTCCGGATCCTCGTAACAGCCGCGATGCTTCGCCATCCAATCGAGCGCCTTTGCTCGCGAGGTCGAGCCCGTCCCGGTCGCCGGCGGCGGCGCCGAGCCCGAGCCGCCCGAGCTGGAGCCGCCCGAGCCGCCGTTCGTCACGGGCGCATCCCACGTCGCAGCCCACGTTTTCGGACCAACGTCGCCGTCGACGACGAGCGCTTTTTCGGACTGGAACGATCGACAGACGGATTCCGACTCGGGCCCGTAGCAGCCGTCGACGCCGATCGACCATCCGCGGTCGGACATCTTCTGCTGCCACGTGCGGACATTCGTCGTGTCGACGCCGCCATAGCAGCCCGAGTGATTCCGATCGTCCGACGAGGGCTGTCCGAGCCAATGGTCGGACGGGTACGGGAATGCCGGCGCCATCCCGGCCGATGGTAGCGCCGGGTCGTTCGGTTCGCGAACTATCGCCGCTCGCCCGGCGCCGACGCTCGATCGCCGGCCCCGGGCGGCGGGATGCGACGGAACCCCCCTCAGGGCCCGACCGGGACGATAACCCGTGCGGCCGGCGGTAAACCTCGCGGAACGGGGAACGGGAGCCCTGTAGGGCTCCCGTTCCTCCGGTATGCGATCGCCGGCGCCTATGCGTGTTCGGTGGCGGCTAGCCGGCTATGTCGGCCCCCGTCGGACCGTTCCGCCGACGGTAGCGCGATCGCCGCCCGAGGTCGAGGGTCGACGCCGGCGCCGATTAGGCGGCGCCGGCGTGACCCGCGGGCCCGGATGCGAGTTCGGCCCCGGGATCGAGCGTCAGCCCGTGACGGTTCCGACGCCGATGCGAGTCTAATCCCTTGCATCCGTGAGTTCGCGAATTGTGCGGAATCGCATCGCGTCAGACTCGACCGATC